CGGTTGCTGCGACTGGGACCGAGACATTCAGCGGCTCCGGCGCGATCACGCTCGAAGCCGTGACCATGGCCGCCACCGGCACGGTCACGGCGGGCGACAACGTCACAGGCACGTCCGATATCGTGCTGGAGGCCGTCAGCGCATCCGCCGCAGGCGCGGTCGGCGCTTCGGGCTCGGCGGCCATCGCGCTGGAAGCCCTGATGCTCACGGCGGCCGGCACGGTGACGGCGCCTTCGCAGGGCCGTGCTTGGGGTTACGTGCTCTGGTGACAAGCCGGCGGATCGTGCTAGTATCGAGACCGCCCGCCGGGCTTCGCATGAGATGTGAGCATGACCGACCGACCGCAGCCCTACCAGCCGCCGGATTTCATCAAGGGCCGCACGGCCGTCCTGGAAAACCGGATCAATGCCGCCTTCGCCGCGGCCTTCCAGCCCGGCGACGCGGCGGCGCAACTGGTCCTCGACTATCTCGCCAGCATCACCTTGCAGGACGTGCTCGGCCCCGGCAGCCCGGATGCCGCGTTGCGACACCGCGAAGGCCAGCGGGATTTGGTGAGGATAATTCGAGCGAGAGTGGAAGATGGCAGACAATCAAGGCCCAGGATCGACGCCGGCCCCGATAGCGGGCGGCCCAGGACCGCAGCCGGGGCAGCCGCAACCGCAGGTTGAAGCCACGGCGGTCGAGCGCCCGGACTATATCCCGGAAAAATTCTGGGACGGCGAGAAGAAGTCTCCGCGCGTCGAGGACTTGGCGAAATCCTACGTCAAGCTCGAAGGCGAGCGCGGCAAGTTCAAGGAAACCCTGACGGCCGAAATAAACACCGAGCGCCTGAGAGCCCGGCCGGAAAAGCCGGACGGCTACAAGGTTGCGGTTCCCGAGACGATCAAGGATGTCGTAATTCTCGACAAGCCGCCGGGCGAGGATTTCAAGCCCGAGGCGGGCAAGCACTACGCGGTCATCAAGCCCGGCTCGTCCCTGATGAAGAACGCTGCGGAACTCGCGCACAAATACGGCGTGCCGCAAGCCGAGTTCTCCGGCCTGGTCGCGGACCTCGCGCGCGAGATCGGCTTCAAGCCGCCGACCGCCGAGGAAGCCCAGGCCGCCAAGCAGGCGATCTACAGCAAGTTGGGCGAACAAGGCGAGCAGCGGGTGGCCCATATCGGGCGGCAGCTCGCGGCGCTCGTCGGCGCCCAGCACGCGGCGGCCATGGACGCGACCGTCGAGAGCCCGGCGCAGATCGAGGCGATCGAAGCCCTGCTGGAAAAGGCCGGGCAGGCCAAGCTCTCGCCTGGGACGGCGACGGTGGCACCGGGCTTGACCGAGAAAGAATTGCAGAAAATCCAGGGCGAGTCCGACTACTGGACGAACCCGGACAAGCAGGCGAAGGTCCGCGCCGGCTTTCTCCGGCTGTATCCGCCGACTTGACACGCGGTCGCCCGATACCGTAGAGGACATCGATCGACGGCCCTCTGCCGCGCGCCCGGCCCCGCAAGGGACAAACCGTTCAGCCCGCCGCCCAGGACATACCGTTAAGGCAACCTGTTTTTCAGGAGTCTTGACCTATGTCCACGTCCGTAGACCAAGCATTTATCAAGCAATACGAATCCGAGGTGAAGCTCGCGTACCAGCGCATGGGCTCGATGCTGCGCAACTTCTGCCGCACGAGCACCAAGTCGCCGGGCGCGGATATCACGTTCCCCGTGATCGGCAAGGGCGCGGCGACCACCAAGGCCCGCCACGCCGAGGTCGCGGCCATGAACCTGCTGCACACGCCGAAGCTCTGCACGCTCGAAGATTGGTACGCGCCCGAGTACATCGACAAGCTCGACCAGTTGAAAACCAATGTCGAGCTGCGCGAGCCCTATGCGCGCTCCAGCGCCTACGCGCTCGGCCGCAAGACCGACGAGCTTATCGTCACGGGCGTCGAGGTCGGCACCAACACCACGTCGATCAACCTGTCGGCCATCACCAGCCTGGCGATGGCCCAGTGGATGGCCCGTATCTGGACGCGCGATGTCCCGAACGGCGACGGCCAGACGGTGGCGGTGGTTTCACCCGCGGTCTGGGCGAAGCTGATGTCGCTGCAAGAATTCTCGAACAGCCAGTGGATCGGCCCCGACGACCTGCCATTCAAGTCCCGCGTGCAAGGAAAATACTGGGCGGGCGGCATGTGGGTTTCGTACACCGGCCTGAACGGCGCGGTGACGGCCAAGCGCTGCCAGGCATGGCATCGCGACTCGATCGGCCACGGCATCGGCGCGGACGTCACGACCGAGATCAACTACATCCCCGAGAAGGTCTCGAACCTGGTCAACAGCTTCATGTCGCAAGGCTCCGTCCTGATCGACAACGACGGCGTCGAAGAGCTGATCGTGAACGAGTCGGCATAAGGAGCGCGCATCATGGCGTACAACAAGGCCAACCTCTCCGTTCTCGCCTACGCGAACGGCTTTACGATGTGGCATTACATCACGACCGACGCCCAGACGGTCGTGCGCGTCGTCGATTATTTCCTGCCGGCGATCAACCAGATTCGCGTCAACGACATGATCCTGGTCGTGAGCGCCAGCGGCGGCACCCCCGCGCCGTTCTGGGCGCATTGCAACGCCAATACCGGCGCGACCATCGATATCGTCGACGGTCTCGCGGTCGCCACCACCGACACCGACTGACGATGGCCGAGAAACCCGATCTCGGGCCGCTCATGGGCTCCGCCCGCGAGAGCATCGGCGCGCCCAAGACACCGCCGCCTCCGCCTCCGGCCCCGGCCGAGAGCGCGGATGCCGCCTATCTTCGCGACAAGCTCGCCCGCCATCGGGCTTGGCTCAAGGCCAACGGCAAGCTATAGTTCGGTTCCTCCTCCGTGCCTGACTGGGCCGCCGTTCATCCTGGCGGCCCTTTTCTTGCGGCCCCACCGGTGGTATAGGCGGACGAACAAGGCGGGACCGCCATGAGTTCGCAATCGGCCTTCGATCTCTGCAACCGCGCGCTCGTCCGGGTGGGCGCCAGCCAGATCGTGGATTTCGAGGGCGGTTCCGCCGAAAGCGAATCGGCGGCCGCGGAATACGAGGCGCGAGTCACCGAGCGCCTGTCCGGCGTCATGCCCGGCTGGCCGCCGCCCGGCGGCGCCGCCTTCGAATGGCGCTTTTCCATGAAGATCGCGGCCCTTGGCGCTCCGGTCGGGACCGCGCCGGCCGATCTCTGGACGCACGCCTACAATCTGCCGGCCGACATGCTGGCGCTCCGCGCCTGCCGCCGTTCGGACCTGCAAATCGAGTTCACGCGCGCCGGCAACCAGCTTTTGTGCAACGACGAAGCGAATGTCGTTGTCGAATACACATTCCGCCAGACCGAGGCCAACTTCCCGCCGTACTTCACGGCCGCCCTGGTCGAGGACTTGGCGGAATTCTTCGCGCTGGCGCTCAACCGCGACACCGGGCTCGCGACCGCGCACCGCGAGCGCGCCGTGTCCCTGTGGGCGGCCGCGCGCTTCGCCGACTCGAAGGCCATGACGCCGCGCGTGGTCAAGGCGAGCCGGGTGCTCTCGGTACGCTTCTGATGCCCAAGCTCAGGCTCGCGCAGACGAATTTCAGCGCCGGCGAATTTTCCGAGCAACTGGCCGCGCGCTCGGATGTCGCGGTCTATCGCAACGGCGCCGCGGCGCTCGCGAATTTCCGCCTGCACTACCAGGGCGGCGCCGAGAGCAGGTTCGGCACGCGCTACCTCGCGACCCTGGGGTTCTCGCCGGCCAAGCTCGTGCCCTTCGTGTTCAGCCCGGACCAGTCCTACATCCACGCGTTCTCGAATGCGCGCGACGACATTTACGACACGGCGGGCGCGCTCGCGACCAGCCTGACGGCCGCGCCCTGGACGACGGCCATGCTCGCGCGGCTCAACTGGGCGCAGCAAGGCGACACCATGATCGTCGTCCACCCGGACCTGGCCATGCAGGCGATCGCGCGCACGGGCGCCACGACGTTCACGCGCGCGGCCTTCGCGTTCGAGACCGAGACGATCTCCGGCAACACGAAGATCAAGCAGCCGTATTTCAAGTTCGCGCCGATCACCATGACCATGGCACCGTCGGCCACGACCGGCGCGGGCATCACCCTGACCCTGAGCGCGCCCGGCGCCTTCGTCACCGGCGGCTCCGGCCACACGAACACGATCGTCCGCTACAAGCAGAAGCAAATCCTGGTCACGGCCGTCGCCAGCGCGACCTCGGCGACCGGCACGGTCATCGAGACCCTGCCGGGCACCACGGCAGACGTGGATTGGGACGAGCAGGTGTTCTCGACCGTCCGCGGCTACGCCAATTCCGTCGTCTGGCACGGAGACCG